ATTAGATATTGTATTTCATCCTCATAGTTCTCAAATTTTCTTGCTGGATGTTTGAGTGTTAGAACTTTGATGTTTAACTTTGATAGATATCCTTTCTTCATCAATTCATCTGTACGAATAATTTTATATGTAGGGCCAAATAATCCTTCTAAAACCCACTTGTGTGTTTGTGTTCCATCAAGTGTTCCTGTAAAACCGTATCGATATTTACAATCAAGCATCTTTGTCATGATACTAACTAAAGATTTTGATTTAAATAAATGTGCTTCGTCACCAATCACTACATCAAAGTTATTAAAATATTTTCGATCTAATTTATAAATTGACTGCCATGTAGTAATTGTGACACTATCATCACTAATCTTATCTCTTCCAGAATAAACACGATGACAATATTTTTCAACATCCCATCCATAATCTTCAAAGTCTTTATACATCTGTTCGACTAGAGATGTAGTTGGAACTACAATTAATATTTTACGACTGTGTTCAACATGATATCTTGTAATGGCATATATCATTAATGACTTACCAGATGCAGTTGGTGACAATAGTAGTTTACGATTATGTCTGAGTGCATCATGAATACCCATAATCTGATATGGTCTGGGTTTATGTTTTGATATACTCTTTACATAATCAGTTACACCTTCTGGAGATATCATCTCATTCTCTTCAAGTGGTAGACCATAGAATTTACTACCTTCAAACTCATAAGTATATCCTTTACGATTGCAGAATGATATGACTCGATCTACAAGACCAGTATAAATCTCATTCTTTCTCATATCATAAAGTCTTATCTTTCCATCCCAATACTTATTACGATATTGAGGCATAAACTTGGCGCCAGGAACTTCAAATGTAAAATGATCTGAAAGTTCATGATACACATATTGTTCTGAGTCTATCGTAACAAAGACTTCATTTTTCTTTTTGATAATTAAGTGGGTCATGTAAATCCAGCTTGGAATTTATGCCATTCAATTGAATTTTTGATTTGATATGTACGATTTGATATCTGTTTAAGAATACTTTCTGTATAATTTATCATCACATCATAGTATTCAACTTTTAAATTTGCTTCTGATACTCGATCATCAGCGTCCATGTATCTAATCAGTGCGTCTTTATCTCTAACTTTCTTTGGAAATGGTTCTTTCTCATACACTTCTGGATCTGCCTTTCCAGAGTAGTATTCATATCTTTCATGACGAACACTCTTTTGTATCTTTTGAGCTTTCGTTCGCAATAAAATTAAATTGTTTAATATCTCATGATATTTTGAATGCAGTTGTGGAACTTTTATCGATTCTTCATGCATGTTATCAATATCAATCTTACAGTCCTCTTGCCACATGGACTGAATCTTATCAAGATTTATCATGTAAAATTATTTTTGGAAGTAATTGTCTAGTCTATTACCATTTGGATCAGTAATATTAAAGATGGTATATTTGAAAGTTGCTTCTGCCGTGAAATAATTATAGTCACGAGTTGTAACATCAAAGTCTAAAGTTGAAAGTGATACTGGAAATGCATCTTTAAAGTTAATTAAAACACTTGGTTGATAATTACTATTTAAAACTTGTAAAGTTGCATCTGAAAATTCAAAATAACGAGGATCTCCATCATCACTTGCAGAGGCATTAGTTCTAATATCATCTTTTTTCAATTGTGAAAATTGACCTATAGATTCTGGAAATCCAAGACCAGTTATCCACTTGTAGATTGCAAGATAGTTTTCCATCTTTTCATCTACTAGAAAACGAACGTTTAAATCATCATACAAAACTTTATCGCCAGGCACAGGAATATCCTTCAAATAAGTGGGTTGAACAGCAGTTCCCATGCTTATTTGAGGTATGTTCGCAGATTGGCAAAGAAAATCAACCTTTGGTGTTTTAGTTAGAATCAACTTAAAACCAAGAGGAGACATATAGTTCCTGTTGGCTATTTGTTTGTCAAAGGGTGATATCGAATTGGTCATTTACTTTTTTTGCAATTTTTTGATTCTTTTAACATAAAGAATCTCAGCGGGTGAGTATAAAATTGGATTTTTCTTTGATCTTTTGATAATAAGTTTTGCAGCTTCTTTATCGTCCATATTACTATTTAGACACAAAAAAAGAGACCCTTTCGGGTCTCCGTAAAAAATATGCAATATGACTTACATAAGGTTTGTAACAGATACTCTTCTGTAGTAACGGTTAGCGTTAACAGTAAGTGTTCCTGATCCTTGTGTTGTACCTTGTGAGAATGGGTTCTCAACCATTCCGTAACGAGTCTTAAAGCCAATTTTTGGTTGGAATGTATCCTGACCAACGGCTCTAACCATCTGTAGTGGAACGTAAGGACAATAGAATAGACCAGCATCGTAAGGTGAAGTACCTTTGTATCCGATAACATAGTACTGAGTTGCAGCACTGTTTGCAGCGAATGGGTCGATGTACACTCTGTACTTACCGTTGATAACACCAGCAAATGTATTACCTGTGTCGTCTACGTTTAAGTTAACATTAAGTGCAGGGGTGTAATCTAGAACACCAGCCATTGTTAGTGCAGAAGCAACGTCAGCAGAGCAAAGGATGATGTTACCCTTTCCACGACGAGTTCTTTGTGCAATAGCGTTTGCATCTCTTTCAATCTGGAATAATAGTCCCTTGAATTTTTCAACTGACCATCTTCCGTTTGAGTCAGTGTCTAAGTCAAATGTACCAGCAGTTGCTGTGTTGACCTGAGCACCTGTCTCAGCAGTTTTGTAGATAGTTCTAATAACTTCTCTGTTGATTTCAGCAAGAATTTCAGTTGATAGAATGTTTGCTAACTCAGCCTCAGCGTTCAATCCGTGGATTGCCTTAAGGTCTTGAGCTAATTCTAAACTGTACTGTGCTTTTAGAGCTCTTGACTTCGCAGTCACAGTAACTTTCTCGATTGAGAAAGCCATCTCGTTGAAAGTCTTACTTGAATCTCCGAGATCTTCTGCGTCGTCTGTACGCATACCTTGACCAACATCATATGCAACTTGTTTTGCATCTGTTGAAGGGTTAAGAGCGCCTGGGTTAGTACCTGACTGAGCAGTTGTACCTAAACCAGTTGTAACAGATGTAAATCCATCTGTATATGTATTCTCTTGGTTCTGTCCAGAGAATGCTGAATCTGGTTCGTTGAATAATGCCTCTGTTCCAAGCATGTTGTTAGCATTTGTGCCATCAACAAATCTGGATCTCATTGCGAAAATAAGTCCTGTTGGAGCGTTCATTGGTTGAACACCAGCAAGGTCATATGCCACCAAGTTAGGCATAGATCTTCTAATCAATGAGATTAGAACAGGGTCAAAACCAGCAACAGGGCCAGTTGCTGTTGCACCACCAGAGAAACCAGCATTAGCGCCAGTATTTGTATTCACTGTTGGAGCTTCTGAGAGGAATGATCTTTCCTCTGTTAAAAATCTTTCTTGGTTCTCAAGCAAGACAGCAGTAACCGCTTTACGATGATTGTCCTTGATAGCATCAATTCCATCATGTTCTAGAAGGGGCTTCCACTTCTCTTGCAATTGTTCTGCGTTGCCAAACATTTGCGTTTTTACCTAATAAGTTTACGTTTGATTAATTAACAAGTTGAGATTCACTTTTTAGTGGCATGGGATAGTGCCTGGATGTATGCCGCCATACTACCAGAAACATCTGGTGATGCAGCGCTTTCGTTTAACACTTCCGAGTCACTTCTTTTTGGAGCAGCCTTAAAGTATGACTCTTTTAGAGTCTCAAGCTTTTCCTTATAAGATTCTTCACTTTCAAACTCAACACCTTCGGCAAGTGAAGCGAGCTTTTCCTTCTGAGTACTTGATAAGCCTTCAGAAACATCGGAAAGGATATTACCACCTGTTGCCTCTGAGAGACTCTTTGTGATAGATATATTTTTCTCGATTTGCTCGTTGAGTTTTGATTCCATTTCGTCAAGTTTGTCTACCATATTCTCAACGACATCATATTTATCATCAGGGATTGATACATAATGTTCTTCAAATAGACCTCTCATTCCTTCGAGGAATGATTCAGTCATTTCGGTTCTAATTCCACGCTCTACTTGTAGTGCGTTTTCTTGTAACCACTCGTCTGCGACGTACTCTAAGTAAGAGTCAACACGCTCGACAAGTTCGTCTTTCATGCCTTCGACCTCTTCTACGAGCTTTGCTTCGTAGTGAGCTTCCATGGCTTCTCTAAGTTCGGTAACTTTAGATTTTAGAGCAGCCTCGAAAATTGTCTTAGCTTTTTCTCTAAACTCTTCGGAGAGTTCCTGACCACCGAGAAGTGCATTAACATCGTCATCGATGTCTACTTCATCAGTGATTTCGGGAAGTTCTGTAACTTCCTCTTCCTCAGCAACTACTTCCTCTTCTGAAGTTTGGTCTTCTGCAACTACTTCTTCGTCAGTTTCTGCTTCTTCCATTTTTGGAGCTTTAGGAGCTTCTGATTTAGCCATAACACCTTTTACTGATTTTAAATTTGCTGCATATGAACCTTCACCAGCTGGATCCTTTAATTTATTAGAATCGTCTGTTGGTGAATTATTTTCTGGAGTTGGGCCACCGAGGTCTTCATAACTCACGCCTGCCATGGTTTGCATGGGCTCAGCTGGTTTTGCACCCTTGGTTACGGCGTTCTCCATTTCTTGTAAATTTTTCCCACGGGACATTTGAACTCTCCGAATTACCTTTGTATAATCTGTTTTTATTTATATATTTAAAGATTTGCTAAGAAATCTTCAAAGACGCTTAATTTTTTTTCGTCTAATTTGTTCTGATCAACTAGAGTGTTGATCTGTTTGTATGTTTTAGTTGCAATCCTCTCACGAAGTATGCCACCATCCCATACCCAATCCTTTCCTTCCATAATGCCATCTACGAAAGCGTCTGGAGCAGAGGGATCTGCAACGATATCAGCAGCAGTAGCAAGAGTAAAATCTTCTCCTACCACACTGTATCCTTCGTTAGTCTTACTTAAAGATCCTACACCTCTTGATGAAACACCAAGTTTAACACCTTCACCTAATAAATTAGATGCGATTTTACCCATCGGTGTACTAAGAATCTTTGCTTTTCCTATAAAGTTATTTCCACTTTCTTTAAGGGAAACAATTTTATGAGATACTCTGTCAAGGTTGACAGTCGGGCCATCTGGATGACCTAACTCGCCAAGGGCTCTACCTTTCTCAACAAAGTTTTCGTTGTATCTATTAACTTCACGCATTAACGTTTGTTTTGGATACATTCTACCATTACGATTCTTCATTTCACTTTGAAGGAATACTCCTTCAATATACAGATTCTTCTTACCGTTGCGACTTTCAACAATAACTTCAACCTGTTCTATTTCTTCTCTAATGAGTTTCATTATTGTGCTCCTGATATTTGAACCTGTTGTGCAAATAATTGACCAGCTGTTGTATGGTCAGTCACCGCTGAAACAGTCAATTGTCTTCTTGCCGATGCAGCAGTTACAACTGCGTTATCGGAGTTAAGAACTCGACTGTCATGATCAATTGTTAATTTAGCACCAAATTGTGCATATCCAATCGTTCTAGCTTCTTGCACTGAAACAATTTTTGCTGTCGTATTGAATCCAGTTACACCTGTGACACCAGATATTACGACCACATCATTAACTTTGAATGGATTACCCATTCCCTCTGGGAGTGTAATGACTGTTGCAGCTCCCTTCGTAATTCCAGCAACTCCGATAGAACTAACTCTACCTAAATTTAAAGTTGCAGAACCATTTGCAGGGACATAATAATCAGTTGTAGTTGCAGGCCCAGTAGTTCCAATGGCTACATGTTGACCAGCGTTTTTAGCAACAACTCTAAGTGTGTCCGATTGTACTGTAAAAGTTTGTGAAGCACTTGTTTGATTCGTTGCAAAACTAAAACCAGCGCCTACAGGTTGATGTGCCATTTACTCTTCCTCTTCGGTTTCTTCATCATTATCAAGTTCACCAACTGTTTCTGCTTCTGGTTCCACATCTTCTTCAGATTCAAGTTCATAACCCATCATTGCATTTGCAACCGCAGGCTTGATCGCATCAACTTTTGAAGTAGCCTTTGCAAATAATTGATTTTTTATTGAATCACTAATTTCAGATGGAGATTCATCTGCAATCATCAAGTTCATTAATTCATCCATGAGATAAAAATCCTATACCTATGTTTTATTTATATCTCGCCACCTTTGGGAACTTCTGGCGATTCTGGAGCTTCAACACTATCTGTATCAACTTCTGGTTCTATTTCACTTTTTTGACTCTTACTTTCTGCATCCATTGCCATTTGAGCTATCTGCATTTCTTGTTCAGTCGGTGGAATAAGTCCAGC